GATTTCGGCCAAGGTGCCGTTATCACCGAAACTGAGGACGGCGGTGCGCTGATTCAAGCAGCTGAGGAGATGTTGGCTGAGGAAGGCCCCATCGACATCCCGCACAACGCCAACTTGGCTGATTACCTCGATCCAGCGTATCTCAGCGAAATTTCGTCAGAGCTTCGCGGTGCGTATGAGGCCGATCTGGAGTCGCGCAGCGAGTGGGAAGAGACCTACGTTGAGGGCTTGGATCAACTTGGCGCTAAGACAGAGACGCGTGACAACCCGTTTGAAGGTGCAAGTGCAGTTACGCACCCGCTGATCTCTGAATCTGTGATCCAGTTCCAAGCTGCAGCATACAAGGAAATCCTCCCGTCGAGCGGGCCGGTCCGTACAATGATCATCGGCGCTAAGACGATGGAAAAGGAGATGCAGGCGCAGCGTGTCAAAGACTTCATGAACTGGCAAATTCTCAACGAGATGCCGGGTTATGATCAGGATACGGATCAACTGCTTTTCTATCTCCCGCTATCCGGATCGGTGTTCAAGAAGGTCTATTTTGACGAAGCGCGGCAGAAAGCCGTGTCTAAGTTCGTTCCGGCACAAGACATCGTTGTTCCGTACTCAGCGACTGATCTCGAGACTTCGCCGCGCATCACACATCGCCTTCAGATGCAGTCTAATGAGATTCGCAAACTGCAGGTTGCTGGTTTCTATCGCGATGACGTTGATCTGACTCCAGCCCAAGAGGATGACGACAAGGTCCGTGACAAGGTCGATGAAATCCAAGGTACCAAGGAAGACGAGACCTACGACGAGACCCACACGCTTCTGGAAATTCACGTCGAACTTGATCTTGAAGGCTTCGAGGATTTGGGTCCGGATGGTGAGCCAACCGGAATTGCGCTGCCTTACATCGTGACCATTGACGATGGGTCTGGTGAGGTCTTGGCTGTTCGACGAAATTTCGCTGAGGGCGCCGAGTTGGCGGAACGCCGCGAGTATTTCGTGCATTATCGCTTTATGCCGGGTCTTGGGTTCTACGGTTTTGGTATTCTGCATCTTATCGGCGGTCTTGGTAAAGCGGCCACGTCCATCCTCCGCCAGTTGATCGACAGCGGCACGCTGGCCAACCTACCGGGTGGTTTCAAAGCCAAGGGCATGCGCGTTTCGCGGCATGACGAGCCAATCCAACCGGGCGAGTGGCGCGACATCGACGTTCCGGGTGGTTCTATTCGGGACAGCCTAATCCCCCTGCCGTACAAGGAGCCGTCGTCTACACTGGCCGCGCTTTTGGGTTCTCTCATCGATGCAGGTCGTCGTTTCATGTCGATGGCTGACGAGCAGATCGAAAACATGGGTCAGGAGGCTCCTGTTGGCACGACAATGGCCATCTTGGAGCGCGGCACTAAGACCCTGTCCGCGGTTCACAAGCGTCTCCACGCAGCACAGAAGAAAGAGCTGAAGCTGCTCGCGCAGGTCTTCGCGGAGTACCTGCCTCCGGAGTATCCGTACGAGGTGTACGGCGCGGAGTCGACGGTAAAGGCTGAGGACTTCGATGGTCGCGTTGACGTCATACCAGTCAGCGACCCAAACATCTTCTCGATGGCTCAGCGCGTGACGCTGGCGCAGAGCCAGTTGCAGATGGCGCAAACCAACCCGCAGCTGCACAACCTGCACGCCGCGTACCGCCGTATGTACGAGGCGCTTGGTGTTGAGAACATCGAAGAGATTCTACCACCACCTCCACAACCGCAACCCACAGACCCGGCAGTGGAAAACGCCCGTGCGTTGGGTGGTAACTTGTTGCAGGCGTTCCCTGAGCAGAAGCACGATGTCCACATTCAGATGCACGTGGCCTTCATGAAGACGCCGTTGGTGTCGACATCGCCGCAGGTTATGGGGACATTGTACGCGCACTTGCTCGAGCACGTGTCGCTGATGGCGCGTGAGCAAGTGGTGACTCAGGTTGAGGGTTTGATCACTCAAGTTGAGGCGCAGGCGCAATCTGGTCAGATTCCAATGCAGGAAGCGCAGATGCGCATCCAAGAGGTGCGCACCCAGATGCAGGACCCCAACGAGCTTGAGAAGGCTGTGTCTATGGAAGCGTTGGCTATCCAGCAGAAGCTGCTTGAAGAGATGTTGCCGCCACCCGCAGACCCGATGTCTGATCCTCTGGTTCAGATCCGGATGCGTGAAGTTGATCTCAAGCAAGCTGATCTTGAGCGCAAGGCGATCGCTGATCTCCGTGATATGGAGATGGAAGGCGCACGTATCGACCAGCAGGCCGCTGCGGCAGCTGCACGGATCGAAAGTCAGGAAGATATCGCTGAAAAGCGGAACAGAGTTAATCGAGAGCGCATTGACGTACAGCGTCAGGCGATAAGCCAGCGGAGGGCCAACTGATGCCTAGCATTACGATCACGTTTGGGGAGATGACCCCGATCGATCTTTTCAAGCCAATGGGTGACGACGATGACGGCCCGAGCTGCCCGGTCGCCACGCAGGACGAGGATGTTAACGAAGAAAACATGCAGGAAGCCATCGAGGAGTACGGGTATCGAGACCCGGCTGATGATGGCGGTTTTCGCGCCACTGAGGTGTGTGGCAACTGTGCTTCCTACAACCAGACCGAAAACATTCTCGAGTGCATTGGCGATGAGTCTGGCGATGTTGGTTACTGTCAGTCGATCAAGTTTGTCTGCTCCAAGAACATGACTTGTGACAAATGGGTGTCCGGTGATCCGATCACAGACGAGATGTTCGAGTCTGACGGGGACGTTTTTTAATGGACGCTGTAGATTTTGCCCAGTATTTATACAAGGAGTTACGTACTCGTGAGCAGGATTTGGCGATGGCGCTCGCGCGTGGATCGGCAAAGACTTACGAGGAGTATCGAACCTTGGTGGGTGAAATTCAGGGCCTCTCCTACGCAAGGTCAGAAATGAAGGCCTTGCTGGAGAAAACTGACTATGACATCGAAGAGCTCTTCTCTTCTAAAAACGATTCCTGACGGGGAGTCGACACCGCTGCAAAACGCATATGTCGACCCGTCAGAGCGTGTTCTCGATCCCAGCCTCGTTGAAACAAGCGCAATTGACCGGCTTCCGCAACCCACGGGTTGGCGGATTCTTGTCATGCCGTATCAGGGGAAGCCTAAGACATCTGGTGGGTTGTACATCCCAGATGAGGTTCGTGATCGTGAAGCTGTTGCCACTGTTGTCGCATACGTACTGCGTGTCGGCCCGTTGGCGTACAAAGACCCGGACAAGTTTGGTCCGGACGCCGAGCCGTGGTGTCAGCAAGGGCAATGGGTTTGCATTGGCCGTTATGCTGGTTCTCGGTTCAAACTGGAAGACGCGGAGGTTCGCATCATCAACGATGATGAGGTGATCGCAACCATTGCTGACCCAGCAGATATCAAACACGTCTGAGGAGACGCAGAATGGCTGAAGAAGTCGAAACAGAAGAGGTCGAAATTGAAGTCGACGCTCCGGAGGAAGAAACCTCCGAAAAACTTAAGAAAGAGTCTTCATCTAGCGAAGACGATCTGGACAGCTACAGTAAGGGCGTTCAGGAGCGCATCAAGCAGCTGACTTCGAAATACCGCAAGGAAGAGCGGGATCGAGAAGAAGCGGTTCGTATGGCGCAGCAGCTTCTCGAAGAGAACAAGAAGCTGAAAACGCGTGTTACTCAGCTCGACAAGTCCAGTGTTGAGAGCTTCGGCCAACGCATTCAGAGCCTGAAAAGCCAGTGGTCTGCGGAGTACAAGCGAGCTTATGAGTCTGGTGACAGCGATGCGCTGTTAAAGGCTCAGGATGCGCTGAACAAACTCGCCGCCGATGAGCAGCGCTACACAGCCGCAAAGGCCCGTGTGTCGCGTCCGCAGCCGCAGCCGCAGCAAGCGCAACCCGCACCCGCGCAACAACGGCAACCGCAGCAGCCTAAGCCTGACCCGAAGGCCAAGGAATGGGCGGAGAAGAATAAGTGGTTTGGCGAGGATCCGATCCTTACGTCTGCCGCTTTTGGAGTTCATGCAATGCTCGTTGAACAAGAGGGATTTGACCCAAACAGCGATGAGTATTACAATGAGCTCGATCGTCGACTTCAAAGTGAGTTCCCTCACAAGTTTAAGAAGGCGAAATCGGGCGCAGGAGCTGCCGTCGCCCCGGCATCTTCTTCGGCATCCCGCAGCACAAACAAGGGGCGCAGAACGGTGAAATTGTCACCCTCTCAGATCGCGATCGCGAAAAAGCTGGGTGTGCCTTTGGAAGAGTACGCCAAGTACGTGAAGGAGTGATTGAGATGACTGATAAACGAACACCGCGGAATGCTCAGACGCGAGAGACAGAAACGCGTAAAAAGTCTTGGGTTCCACCTAACCATCTCGCGGCACCGCCCGCACCGGAGGGTTACGTCCATCGTTGGATTCGCATTGCGATGCGTGGTGAGGACGACAAGATCAACGTACACGCCAAGCTGCGTGAGGGCTGGGAGCCGGTTCGCTCGGAAGAGTATCCGGATTTTGCAGCGCCTACCGTGGAAGACGGCAAGTATGCAGGGGTTATCGGGCAAGGTGGGCTCATCTTGTGTCGTATGCCGATTGAGACAGCAAAAGAAAGATCCGAGTATTACGGGCTCCGGACCCGCGAGCAAATGACCGCTGTCGATCAAGATCTCATGAAGGAGCAACATCCTTCGATGCCGATTCATAACGATCGGCGAAGTCGTGTATCATTCGGCGGAAATCGTTCCTCCGAATAACCTTAAGGAGCTGAAGGATGGCCAACATCAATGGCGCATTCGGCCTTCGTCCCATCGGTAAGGTGGGTCAGAATGTCAACAGCACCGGCATGACCGAGTATCGTATTGCAGCTGCCAATACCAACGCAATTTATCAGGGCTCCCCAGTGATCCCGCTCGCCGCAGGTGTCATTGACATCGTTGGCGCAGCGGCTGGTGGCACTGTGGGCTTGCTTGGAGCTTTTGCTGGCTGCGAATATGTATCCTCGACCACCGGTGAAAAAGTCTGGTCGAACTACTGGCCGGGTTCAGGTGCGGACTCGAACTACCCTGTAAAGGCGTTCGTGTACGACGACCCGATGCAGTTGTTTGTCATCGCAACGTCCAACGTCGTTGCCGGTGCAGACACTGAAGCCGAGGTCCGCGCAGCGGTGTTTGCAAACGCAAACTTTGCTACCGGCGCTTCCGGCACTGCGGCCACAGGCATGTCGTCCGCGACACTCGACCTGAACACAATCGCCACCACTAACACTCTGAACCTGCGTATCATGGGCGTCGTTGACGATCCTGAGAACTCGGATTTCAGCAGCGCTGGTGTGGGTATCATCGTTCGTCTGAACAACCACTTCAATTCCGCCAACGGCGCAATTGCTGGTGGCACTGTTTCGACGACTGGCGTGTAAGGGGGTCTGAGTTATGGCTATTTCTCGCGCACAACTAGCGAAAGAGCTGGAACCGGGCCTTAACGCCCTGTTCGGCATGGAATATGGTCGTTACGAGAACCAGCATTCCGAGATCTACACCACTGAATCTTCGGACCGCGCGTTTGAAGAAGAAGTGATGCTCTCGGGCTTTGGTTCGGCTCCGACGAAGTCGGAAGGCTCGGCGATCTCCTTCGACGAAGCAGGTGAAGCATACACCGCTCGTTACAACCACGAGACTGTTGCTCTCGCGTTTTCTCTGACCGAGGAAGCCGTGGAAGACAATCTCTACGACCGTTTGGCCAGCCGCTACACCCGCGCTCTCGCGCGTTCGATGGCGCACACCAAGCAGGTCAAAGCGGCGTCCATCCTGAACAACGCGTTCACCGGTGGTACGTTTGCTGGTGGTGACAGCAAAGCGCTCTGTGCAACTGACCACCCGCTGACAAGTGGTGCTACGTTCTCGAACACGCCGAGCACAGCTGCTGACCTCAACGAGACCTCGTTGGAAGATGCTCTGATCTCGATTGCTGGTTTCGTGGACGAGCGTGGGCTGAAGATCGCGCTTCGCGGTACGAAGCTCCTGATCCCGCGTCAGCTGCAGTTCGTCGCCGAGCGTCTGATGGTCTCCAACCTCCGTGTTGGCACCGCAGACAACGACGTGAACGCTCTCCGTTCGATGGGCATGCTGCCTGAAGGGTACGCAGTGAATGACTTCTTCACTGACCCTGATGCATGGTTCATCAAGACGGACGCGCCTCGTGGCTTCCTGCACTTCGAACGTGTTGGTCTGTCGACCGGCATGGAAGGAGATTTTGACACGGGCAACATGCGCTACAAGGCGCGTGAGCGTTACAGCTTCGGCTTCAGCGACCCGCGTTGCGTGTTCGGTTCTCCGGGCGCCGCGTAAGCTGGTCAAGTACCATGAAAGGGCGCTTCATAGCGCCCTTTCTTTTTTGCCTTATCTACTGTAGTTTTTAGCTATCCCTGACAGGCGCATGGTGCGTCTGACATGACCCAAGACAGGAGATTCTCATGGGAACTAGTACTTTTTCCGGCCCGGTCGTATCGACCAACGGCTTCATCACTGATTCTGGTTCTATCGTATCGGTCACTGACTCCACCGTCACACTGACTCGCGCATCGCATTCTGGTCGCACTGTGATCCTTGATCGTGCTGCAGGCATCGCTGTTACTCTTCCAGCAGCCACCGGCTCTGGCAACACCTACAAACTGTTCGTCGCGACCACGATCACGTCGAACTCGACCACTGTTAAGGTTGTCGGCGACGACACGATGGCTGGCGTTGCGATCGTGGCGAACGACACAGATGCTTCCGCCTCGATCTTCGAGACTGCCGCAGACTCTGATACCATCACATTCAACGGTTCGACCACTGGCGGTATCAAAGGCGCGACCGTGGAGCTACAGGACGTTGCTGCTGATCTTTGGTCTGTTCGCGTCACCGGCGCCGCCACTGGCACCGAGGCGACACCCTTCTCCGCGACGGTGAGCTAAGATGGGCAAGCTGAACAGCAAGAAGGTGGTTAAGAAAACCACGAAAAAGAAGAAGGAAGCTGAGTAATGGCTACTCCCTCTTATCGCACGGCGGACGCTACGGTGTCCGCCTATGATGCGGCGTCTGTCACACCTGCTGACGACGGCGCGTTGCGTCCTACACGTGCGTTGTACATTGGTGGTGCTGGCAATGCTAAGGTTGACATGGCGCTTGGCAACACGGTCACGTTTACCGGTTTGCAGGCTGGCACTGTTCTCCCGATCCAAGTGACTCGGGTGTACAGCACCGACACCACAGCAACGAACATACTGGCTCTCTACTAAGGTGGCACCATGCGGATTGGTCTGAATACGTCTATTGTCGGTGGATCTCTGATCAATCCGTTTGCCGCCTACGCCATCGGTGGTCAAACCCCGCAGACCATTGCCGACTTCGAGGCGGATAAGTATCGCGCGGATGGGACAACATCGACAGCCGCCAGCCTCCTGACGCACACGCGGGCGGGAACTGCTACATATACCGACAACACAGGCACATTGCAGACAGCGGCGTCAGGCGAGTTGCGCAAGGACAACCACATCTGGAACGGCAGCGCGTGGGTCAAGCGGTGTCTGGTGGAGCCTCAGTCTACGAATTTGGTGACGTATTCGGAGGACTTTACGAATGCGAGTTGGAGTAAATTTGGCACAGCGACACTTGCACTAGATGTTACCGGGC